TTCAATCAATCATTCAAGGAGCGTTGGCGGTAAACAGGGCTTTAGCCGTTCCACCTGGTCCGCCATTTACTATTGGCTCAGCAATTACCGCAGGTGTATTCGCAGGAATACAAACGGCTACGATTATAGCCCAGCCCCTTGCTGAGGGTGGCGTAGTCACAGGGCAACGGGTGAATCAAAAGCAAAATATACCAACTCGGTCAAATGGTGATAATGTTCTTGCGTATGTTAAACGTGGTGAGGTTGTATTGAATCAACGCCAACAAAGTTTACTTGGCGGTTCTCCAACCTTTAGAAAACTTGGTATCAAAGGTTTCGCGGAGGGTGGCATGGTTCCACCGATTAACCCACCGATACAAGGCTTAGGTTTACAGGGGAACATGAATGAATTCTTACAAGTCATGGAGGCAAAGACCGACGCGATAAACAACAGGATAGACCGGTTACAAGCTTACGTTGTAAGTGAGGATATTGCGCGCGATCTTGCTGAGGGAAACAAGTTGAAAATAAACGCCACTTTATAAATGTGTAATTGCATGAAGACGGATAACATTTGGGGAGAACTTGGTTCTCGCATCCCCGAGGAATACAAGGCGCAAGTTACCGCCACGGTAAACAGGACATACAGGGTTTTAAGCATTGACCCGAATGATATGGATTATTTGTTCAATGTTTATAACAATTTTGTTAATCATTATGAGCCTGAGCGGCGAAATTGTCCCGCGTGTCGGACAAAAGTCGTTGGTAAAATGAGGCAAATAGTGCAATATTGGAATGAAAATGGATGAATTTGAAATGATTAACAAAGATTTATTGCAGGATTTTACCCATGAAATCTTGAATAAATACAGTGCATTTTGCCAAAAGGAAAGCATTACACCCAGTTTCTTTCACCTTATTTCCTTCCTCGTTAAAACAGACGTGGTAAAGGAAAAGACGGTGGCGAAATATATGGTTATGCACCTTTATCCAAATAGCCTTTATTCAAATGATTCAAAAATGGATGCCATGATGGAAATAAGCATACGAACGGGAATAAGTAAGAAGCACGTTTATAACATGGTTCAGCACCCTGAGCGGTTTGGTTATCAAATCAAGCAAAAAAGAAAAGATAAAAACGATAGCGAGTAATTTTGTAAATAAATTATTTTTCTTTTATGACATACGCCGATTATCCAGATGCTGCAAAGAACAACGCACGACGCGCACTCGACCATAAAAAGAATGGCACGGATTGCGGAACGCTTGTAGGATGGCAACGTGCGAATCAAATCGCAAATGGTGAGGGATTAAGCGAAGAAACGGTTCAGCGTACATATTCCTTTTTAAGTCGCGCGGAGACGTATGATCAAGGGAAATACTTTGATGAAGATGGTTCTGAAATTTGCGGCTCAGTAATGTATGACGCATGGGGTGGAAGTGCCATGAGGGTTTGGGCGGAGGCAAAGTACAAGGCGATACAAAAGAACAAAGCAAAAAACATGGCAAAAGTAAGTATAGATATTTTAGGGGAAATTTCGGAATCGGTTAATTCTTACAATTCAGTAAGAACCAAAATTAACCAGGCGAACGGGCAGCCAATTAATTTAACAATATCCTCAGGCGGTGGCAGCGTCACCGAAGGCATGGGTATTGCTGACTTAGTGGCTAATTACCCGGAAGAAACCACGGCAACAGGAATCGGCTTGGTAGCAAGCATTGCAACGGTTGTACTGTTGGCAGCGGATAAAGTTAAGATGACTGAGAATGCTTTCATGATGATCCACCGACCTTGGAGTTACACGATGGGTAACGCCGACGAGCTCGAGGCAACGGCTGAATTGTTGGATAAAATGGAAGCAAAGTTACTTGACATTTACACGGCTTCGGTTATTAAACGCAAAGGAGAACAAAAGAACCTAAAGGAAATTATTACGAATATGATGGCAGCTGAAACATGGCTGACCGCTCAGGAGGCATTAGAATTTGGCTTCATTGATGAAATTGTTAAAGTTGGCGAAAAAAACATAGATATGTTACCGTTGCAAAATAGCCTAAACAAGTTCTTGAATGTACCAGCCGCATTATTAAACAATACAAAAAAAGAAGATGAAATGGGTAGTTCTATTTTAGAAAAAATCAAAAGCCTTCTTAATAGCATAGATGAAACTCCCACCGTGGAAAATGTTATTGAGGAGGAGAAAGTAATTGAAGAACCTCAAATGGATGAAGTCGAAACGGCTATTTCCATGTTAAAGGAAAAAGGTTACATTGTAATGTCACCAGACGAAATGGACGCTATTAACTCAAAGCAAAAAGAGGAAATGGATTCAATGTACAAAAAGACCGAAGAACAAAAGAACTCGATTACTGAAATTGAATCGGTTCTGGAGACATTGGGCAATGAATTAGTCGCACTTAGGGCGCAAGTTAAAAAAGGCGTTGGACTTCCTTCGGGCGGCTCAGCGCACGAAAAGGTTCAGGAAACAAAAGCGAAATCGAGTTATTTTGATTCTTTCGCTTCATTAGTTCAAACTAAAATCTCACAAAGATAATGGCAACAGCAAACGTCAATGGTTTTCTCGATTCAAATACATACGTCGGGCAAAACAGTTTAAACCGCACCAACCCGTATGCCAATGCAAATGGAGTAAACGCGGAGCAATTATACGGAATTGATACCTTTACGGATCGCATTCCCGTATCCTTCACTTATGGCACTTCCTCGGCTGGAAAGCGTTTAAACTTTGCACCGCTTACAGGTGTAACAAGCGCAAGCGATTTTTATAAGGTTACCGTAATGGACGAATCAGGTAACGAGGCATACGCCAACTGGCAATCCTCAGCACCAACCGCTATTTTACAAATCAATACCTCGGCGTTAAACGCGGGTAATGATTGGAAAGTATTATTTGCCGTGGCAACAACCGCAGGCGCAAAAACAGAGTTTTCATTTGGTATTGAGGATGCTTTTGTTTTAACAAATACGTCTGCAACCATTTCTTACCCAAACCTTTAAAATTAAAAACAAATGGCATTAGTTGAAATAAGCCAACTTGACGTATCCTTTAGAGGTACGGAGGCAAATAACATTTTTTTAGAACCAGTATTCTTTGATGATGACCTTCGCGGACAATTCCGTGTACTTGGCAACGTCGCAAATAAAAAGAAAATGGTTTTCGTACAGCAGTTGGAAAACATTGTAAGAAAGTACTCAGGCTGCGGATTTAATCCCATTGGGGCAACTGACATTTATCAGCGTACCATCGACGTTGAAAAAATGAAGGTGGATCTTGAAATGTGTTGGGACGAGTTCGAGGATACCGTTTTTGAGGAGTTGTTAAAAACAGGTACAAGGCTTCCAGACGTATCGGGAACTTTGATTGAAAATATTCTTTTGACCCGTACACAACAAGCAATAAGAAATGACATTACCCGTCTTTCTTACTTCGGTGACCAATCTTCAAACAATCCTAACTTTGATTCATTAGACGGTTTTTGGACTGTTTATTATCCTCAGTTAGTTACGCAAGACTTGGTTCCACGTTGCAACACTGGTTCAGGTTCTGACCTTGGCGCAGGTGACGGCTTCGCAATCCTTCGCGCGGTGTATGACCAGGCTCCTTTGCAGTTGAAAGGTTTACCTGCCAATCAAAAGGTGTTCAATGTTACGCAAAGCGTTTATTCTCAATTAAGGGAAGACATTGAAAACGGCGGCGGTGGTGACTACGGTTTACTTCAGTTGATTAACGGGGTTGAGCAATTCACCTTCCGTGGGGTAACCGTTATTCCTCAATTCCGTTGGGACGATATTGCAACAGGACTTGGAACAACCAAACCTCATTATGTGGAATATACAACGCCTCAAAACAAGGTACTTGCAACCGACGTATTAAGCCCTGAAACGGCTTTGGAACTTTGGTATGACCAGAAAGACGAAAAGGTGTACATTAAAGCGCGCTTCAAAATGGGCGTTAATTATATTCACCCATCTTTAATCAGCTTAGGCTACTAATCAAAACGAATGAGCGCAATAACAGGCGGTTGGCTTAATCAATGTACAGATGGCACTTGCGCTGGTGGTATTGGCAAATTTTATGTTGCTAATGCTAATCAAGTGACAAGTATAACCAACAACGCATCGGGAGCAACCACGGCAATAACAATGACCTCCACGGCTGCCGTGTTTTACGAGATTGAATTTAGGGATAACTCAGGAGCATTCACGGAAACAGTGACGCAAGACCCTGATACTTTGTCAGTAGCCATTGAGCAAAGTTTAACGGGTGTAATCAACTGCCGTGACCAAGAGTTACGTAACCTTATAAATGACATGGCAGGTCAGGCGTGCGGCTTGGTTTGTGTGCACGTGGAAAACACGGGTAACTATTGGATTTGGGGCGTTGAACCAGTTGGCGGTAAGAAAAGGGTGGCAAGGTTAACAAGTGCGGAAGGTTTATCGGGTGCATTGTTTACCGATTCAAATCAAGAAACATTGACCATTACTTGTAGAACCACGGAGAAAGCAAGGTTTATCGTAAACGGCGCAACAGTGATGAACGCCTTAGATTAATAAAAGTATGATAGTTAGAGAAAAAAGTAGGCAAATGCTTTACGTTGGGGCTGACCTTTCGGGCAAAGCTGGCATTATTCGAAAAACTATCGGCGAACTTTCACAAAACGAATTGAGGGCTTGGTATAAATCAAGCCCTCAGGACGTTGGGCAACACGTCATTTATACCCCTGAGAAAAAAAGATATGAGCCAACAATTAAAGAAAATACAGGCAGTCCCGAACAGGAATAATCGAGTAAGTAAAAGGAATCAAAGCCCTTTACTTGCTTCGGTAACTTTAGATACCTCCAATACAATGCTTGTAAAAGAGGACATTTTTAATGAGCCGTCACGGGAGAGGCTTGATTTCACGGGGGCAAAATGGGTGCGGTTCTTTACACAAAAAGACGACTTTTTAAAGAGCCTTATAGCCATTGTTAACAATTCGCCGACGTTACGAAGGATAATTGAAGATAAAACAAACATGGTCGTTGGTGACGGCTTCATTCCCATGAAGGGCAAGGCAAATACCTTGCTTACCACTTCCATGAAGGGCGAAGTTATCACCGACGATTCTTTAAGCGAAATAGAAGATGTTATTTCACAAGTTAATTTACATGGTCAAAATCTTCAGGAGGTTTTGGCTCAGCTTGCTTTTGACTATGATGCTTTTGGGAATAGCTTTTGCGAAATTGTTAAAGGCAAAGTAGGCAGCGAGCCATTTACTTATATTTACCATGTACCCGTTTATAACGTTGGTATAAGGAAAGCGGAAGCGGACCAGATTATAAAATCAGTTGGCATTTATGACAATTGGGAAGAAGTGCCACTTACAACAGACGGCGTATTTTACGAAAGCGAAGGATTCAGGGAAGTGCCGATTTATCCAGATTTTAAAAAGTTTGAAGACGGAACGCAAAGAAGCGTTGTTCATGTTAAGCAATACGCCGCAGGCTATTTTTACTTCGGTTTACCTGAATGGATAGGCGCGAAAATGTGGGCTGAAATTGAATACAGAATTCAAAGATTTAATACAAGCAAGTTTGAAAACGGCTTCATGCCTTCAGGGGTGATGCAATTCTTCGGGTCAATTACGCCTGATCAGGCAAAG